AAGCATTGAGAAGTACCAGAAGTGACCACGGAAGCCATCCGTATCGCACGGGAGACGCTGTGCAAGCCCTTTGAGGGTTACGCCAAGCGCCTGCCGAACGGTGACTGCAAAGCCTATCCCGATCCGGGTACGGGCGGGCACCCTTGGACGATTGGCTATGGCAGCACCGGCCCGGAGGTGACGCCGGATACCGTTTGGACGCTGCAACAAGCCGAAGCTTCTCTGGATAGCCACCTGCTGCACTTTTGCGTTGGCGTTATCAAGCTATCGCCGATACTAATCAAACAGCCTGCCAGACGCCTTGCCGCGATCATCAGTTTCGCGTATAACTGCGGACTAGGTAACTACCGCATTTCCACGCTGAAGAAGCGGGTAGACGCTCAGGATTGGGCGGGTGCGTGCGAGGAAATCGTCAAGTGGAACAAGGCCGCAGGGCGCGTACTGAGGGGGTTAACCCTTAGACGCGAAGCCGAAGCGGCGCTACTGAGATAACCATGCCGCTAAAGAAACTCACGCTCAAACCCGGCGTAAACAGAGAGAACACCCGCTACGCCAACGAAGAGAACGGTTGGTACGAGTGCGATAAGGTGCGCTTTCGCCAAGGCACGCCTGAAAAGATCGGCGGCTGGCAGCGTATTTCCGCCAATACGTTCCTTGGTGTGTGCCGTTCCTTGTGGAATTGGGTCACGCTTGGCGGGCTTAATCTACTTGGCGTCGGTACCAACCTCAAGTTCTACATTGAACGTGGCGGTACGTACTACGACATTACGCCTATCCGCGACACGGAAACACTTGGCACGGACCCATTCACCGGCGACGGCACCACTACAGTTACTGTAGCGGACACTGCTCATGGAGCTATTACGGGTGACTTCGTGACCTTCAGCGGCGTTACGGGCACCTACGCATCCGTGCTCAATGCGCAGTTTCAGATCACGGTTGTCAACGCCAACTCCTACACAATCACCACGCCTTCGGTTGTGGCGGCAGGGGCTACAGGCGGCTCGGCTGTATCTGCTGCATACCAGATCAACACAGGCCCTGCGTTTGTAGCTCCTCTTGTTGGGTGGGGCGCGGGTACATGGGGCGCGGGCACGTGGGGCACTGGCGGTACAAGCAACAGCACGCTGCGGCTGTGGAGCCAATCTAACTTTGGCGAGGACTTGGTCTTTGGCCCTCGCGGTGGGGCTATGTACTACTGGGATGCCACGTCTGGTGTAGGCACCCGCGCCGTCGAATTGTCTACGCTGGCTGGCGCATCCGGTGTGCCTACGGTGCAGAACTTCATCTTTGTATCTGACATCAACCGGTTTGTGTTCGCGTTTGGCTGCAACGACTACGGCAGTGCCGTACAAGACCCGATGCTGATTCGCTGGTCTGCACAAGAAAGCGCCGTGAATTGGACCCCTGCGGCCACAAACCAAGCGGGTAGCCTGCGCTTGTCTCATGGATCGGAGCTTGTTTCCGCCATTCAGACGCGGCAGGAGTTGGTGGTGTTTACCGACTCCGCTCTTTACTCGCTTCAGTACAACGGGTCTGAGCTTGTGTGGGGTGCGCAACTTCTGGGCGACAACCTGTCTATCGTGGGGCAGAACGCTGTAGCTGTAGGCTCGGGCGTCGTTTACTGGATGGGCGTTGACAAGTTTTACGCCTATGACGGGCGCGTGCAGACGCTACCTTGCGATTTGCGTCGCTTTGTATTTGGCGACTTTAACCAGACGCAAGCGCAACAAGTGTTTGCCGGAACAAACGAAGGCTTCAACGAAGTCTGGTGGTTCTATTGCTCTGCCAATTCCACCACGGTAGATCGTTACGTGGTGTTCAATTACCTTGAAAAGATTTGGTACTACGGCGCGATGGCACGCACTGCGTGGTTAGATTCGGGCCTCCTCGACTATCCGATTGCTGCAACGTATGCCAACAACATCGTTCAGCACGAGAACGGGGTTGACGACAACACGACTGGCACCCCAACCGCTATCGAAGCCTACATTGAGTCTTCTGAGTTTGACATCGAGGACGGTCAGCACTTTGGCTTTGTGTGGCGTATGCTGCCCGACGTGACGTTTACTGGATCGACTGCGCAGAATCCGTCTGCCGTCATGACCTTGATTCCGATGAAGGGGTCAGGTTCGGGCTTTAACGATCCGCAGTCTGAGGGCGGATCAAGCAGCGCATCAGTCACGCGCACAGCCACGGTGCCAATCGAGCAGTTCACCAACATTGTTTACATCCGGGTGCGTGGGCGGCAGATGATCATGAAGATGGCGTCTACTGGACTGGGGGTTACGTGGCAGTTGGGGCACCCGCGTATTGACGTTCGCATGGATGGTCGCAGATGAGTTTGCTGATCGAAGATGCAGTTGTCATCCCGCCACCTAACCTACCTCTTGCGCCGGGTCAGTACGACTCGCGGTATCAGGAGCAGTTCAACAATGTCTTGCGTCTGTACTTTAATCGGCTAGATGCGTTACTAAGGCAGATCGTGGCAACCACTTCCCCCATTCCAGTTTCTATTGGTGGCACCAACACGGATGCCTTTGGGCGGCTGCGGGTTAGTCAGCCCTACACGCTGTTTGACAGTCAGAACCGCTACGCCGCAGACAATCAGTTTAATGTCTCCACAACCGGGACGGGCTCAACCACGTTTCTGTCCAACGAAGCGGCAGTGAAGATGGAGGTCACCGGAGCCGGTGTTGGTTCTGTTCTGCGGCAGTCCTACCGCTCCTTCCCGTATCAGCCGGGTAAGGGGCTGTTGGTGCTTGCTACCTTCGTAATGGACAGCAGCCAAAGTTTGAACCTCACGCAACGGGTGGGCTACTACAACGACCAGAACGGTGTGTTCTTCCAACGCATCGACGGCACGTTTTCGTTTGTGCTGCGGTCCTACGTCACAGGCTCTGTTTCCAATGCTCGTACCGTCAACCAAGCCGACTGGAACGGCGATAAGTTGGATGGCACTGGGGACTCGGGTTACACCTTAGACCCGACTAAGGCCCAAATTCTGTGGATGGACTTTGAGTGGCTTGGCGTTGGATCAGTCCGTTGCGGCTTCATCATCAATGGTGAGTACATCGTCTGCCACACTTTCAACAACGCCAACGAGATCACCAACGTCTACATGACCACGGCCATCCTGCCGGTGCGGTATGAGATTGTGACCACCACTTCTGCGGTGGCGGCTTCGATGAAGGCGATCTGCTGCTCGGTCATTTCCGAGGGTGGGTTTGAACAGACCTCCATCGATCATGTGGCGCGGCGCACCACAATCCTGACCACCATCGGCACGACCTTCCTGCCCGTCGTTTCCATCCGGCTTGCTTCTGGCCGCACAGGTGCAGTGGTATTGCCCAACCGGGTGCAGGTTCTGCCCACGACCAGTCAGAACTACGAAGTGGCTCTGATTAAGAATCCCACCTTGACCGGAGCATCGTGGACAGCAGTGCCCAGTGACTCTAACGTAGAGTACGACGTGTCAGCTACGGCGACCACAGGCGGCACCATTGTGCAAACAGACTATGTGACCTCTTCTGGCTCGGGCGGGACGCAAGGTCTGAGTGCAGCCACAGGGTACAACTTTGACTTGCAACTGGGCGCAACGATCAGCGGCACTAGCGACATCTACACCGTTGCTGTCAGAACTGTCTCTGGCGCGACCACGGGTGACGTAGTTGGATCGCTGTCTTTCTACGACCTGACGCAATAAGATCATGGCACGACTGTCCACAGAGCAAGAGTTTGAAGACTCGTATTACGTTGATCCGTATTACATGGATCCGTATTACCACTATACAAACCCTACCCCCACTGCGCCCCCCGCTGAAACTGCTGCTCCGGTAGATATTTTAAGCCTTCTTGCAGGCATTCCTGACTACTCCAACTTTGGTGATCTTGTAGGTTCCACTGGCATTGCTAGCCTTCCTGCTGCTACCGTTGCGCCTACTCTTCCACCTACTCTCCCACCTACTCTTCCACCTACCCTTCCACCTACTCTTCCACCTACAACCGTTCCGCCTACAACGGTTCGGCTGACGGCTGCGCCTACTCTTCCACCTACTCTCCCACCTACAACCGTTCCGCCTACAACGGTTCGGCTGACGGCTG